GATGCCGTCATGATCGCTTTCAGCCTGGGCGGGAACGCGCTGGCCACATGGGAATTGCTCGGGGGCGGCTAACTCGTGCTCCGTGTCGTTGTAGTGGTCCTGGGCTTGGCGAAAAGCTGACTTGCTCATAATCCCTCCAGTTTGATGCATTGGTAATCCTGCCAGACATATTGCCGTGCAGGGTCGGTTTCAGCCAGCAGCGGGCCGCGCAGCAGTTGGCCGGCGTCGTCGCATGCCTTCGCCGTCAGTTCCGGGCGCGGCGAGATGTCCAAGCGCGAAAGCTGCGGGTCGAGGGTCTGGGCGCCTTGGACGTACACGAAGAGAACTAGCGCCCAGATCATGATGCCGCCTTGGCAGCGATAGCGGCGATTTCGGTGCTTTTCAATGCCCGGATAATACTCGCGCATTCACCCGCGTCCAACATGTGGTTTGCCCGCATGGTGGCGTCGTCAAACAATTCGATGACTTTCGCGGCAAATTCGTAGACTTCGTCCTTGGCATCGCCCTGCGCTGCTGGGGCGGCGCACCTGCCTGGAGTCCATGCGCCAATACAGGTGGCCATCGCCGCCACCTCAGCATCGACGATCGCCTGCGCGTCGCGCGCCAGCTGTTCATTCTGTTCAGCAGATTGGAAGATGGCCAGCGGCCCAGCTGGCGCGTTTAACAAGGTCATAAGTTCGTCGTAGGATGGCAAACCGCGCTCACCCGCGCGGTACTCTTCCAGCATTTGGCTCAGTTCGATCATGATGAGTCGCTCCGGTTCGTTGTTAAGAGACTTCATATTAGATGAATTATTCACCGTATGCAAGGAGTATTTGAGGCGAACGATAAATTGCCCGAGCCGTCAGTGCCGTATATACTGCGGGGAACTCTCGAAGGATACCCATGGCCAGCAAGAAACAGCACCACCGCGTCTCGCAGCGCTCCGCCGACCAGGCGGCCACGATCCGCGCCCGCACGCAAGACGCGTTCGTCAACATGGGCGCGCGGGTCGGCTTTGGCGCCGGCAGCCAACAGGACGGCGGCCATTACCGCATCGACTTCATCTCGCGCAACCCGTACAACCTGGAGGCGGCGTACCGCTCGAACTGGCTGTGCGGTAAAGTTGTGGATGCCTTCGCTGAGGACATGACGCGCGAGGGAATCGAGCTGATGAGCGACGAGCTCAAGCCCGACGAGAACGAGCAAATGCTCAAGGCCTTTGAGACGCATAACATCTGGGGCGAGATGACCGACGGCATCCGCTGGGGCCGGCTGTATGGCGGCTGCGTCGTGGTGCTGCTGGTCGACGGCCAGGCGTTGAACACGCCGCTGCGCATCGAGACGGTCGGCAAAGACCAGTTCAAAGGAATCCTGGCCTTGGACCGGTACCAGGTCAACCCCTCCCTGCAAGACCCCGTGAAAGAGATCGGCCCGGACCTGGGCAAGCCCAAGTGGTACGACGTGGCGCCCGGCTCGAAAGCGCTGTCTGGCGAGCGCATCCATCATAGCCGCGTCATCCGCATTGACGGCCAGATCCTCCCCTGGCGCCAGGCGCTGGCGGAGAACGGCTGGGGCCAGTCCATCCTGGAGCGCTTGTGGGACCGCGTGATTGCCTTCGACAGCACGAGCGAAGGCGCGGCCCAGCTCGTCTACAAGGCCCACTTGCGCACGCTCAAGATGAAGGGCTTCCGCGAAGCCGTAGCGCTGGGCGGCGCCGCGCTCAAGGGCATCATGGCCCAGCTGGAGATGATCCGCCAGTGGCAGACCAACGAGGGCTTGACCGTCTTGGACTCGAACGACGAGTTCGAGACGCACACGTACACCTTCGCGGGCCTATCGGATCTCATGCTCCAATTCGGCCAACAACTGAGCGGCGCCACGGGCATCCCCTTGGTCCGCCTGTTCGGCCAGGCCCCGGCCGGCTTGAACTCGACGGGCGAATCCGACTTCCGCCAGTATTACGACGAGATTGCCCAGGCGCAGGACCAGCGCTTGCGGCCCGGCATCGGCAAGATCCTGGCGTTGGAGCATCGTTCGTTGTTCGGCACCGACCTGCCCGACGGCTTCGCGTTTGAGTTCGTGCCGCTGTGGCAAATGACCGAAGAGGAAAAGGCCATCGTACTGGAGAAAAAGACCGCAGCCATTGTGCTGGCCTACGAATCAGGGCTTATCAGCGAGCAGACCGCCCTGCGCGAGCTGCGCCAAGCCAGCCGCACCACGGGCGTATTCACAAACATCACGGACGAGGATATCGAAGCGGCCGACACGGAGCCGCCGAAGCCGGGCGAAGACCTCAAGACGTTGCCAGTGCCCGGCGCGGCCGCCAAAGCCGACCCGCAGCTTGAGGGCGCGTAATGGCCGGCCGGGGCAAAGCGCCGCGCACGGCGTCAATTGAACGCAAGTATGCGCGCCAGTTGATGAAGGTTGCGCGCCACGTGGGCGATATCGTCAATGGCTTTCCGACGGCCGACCCGGCCAGCGTGGCGCCGATCCAACGCGCCCTGGGCGACTATTCGGAGCTCATCACGGGCTGGGCCGCGCAACAGGCCACGGAGATGCTGCAGGCGGTCAACCGGCTCGATGAGGCGGCGTGGCGCGCGCGTAGCGTTGAGATGGCGGCATGGATGCGCCGGGAGTTGCGCGAGACGCCCGTCGGCCAGCTGATGCGCATGCGCCTGGACGAGCAAGTCCACTTGATCAAGTCTTTGCCCATCGACGCCGGCCGCCGCGTGCACGATCTCACCATCGAGGCGCTGGAGAACAGCGGGCGCGCCGCCGAGATCGCCAAGGAGATTGAGCGCACCACCCATGTGACCAAGAGCCGCGCCCAGCTGATCGCCCGCACGGAGGTAGCGCGCACATCCGCCGAACTGGTTGAGGCACGCTCGACGCACATCGGGGCTGAGGGCTATATCTGGCGCACCAGCGAGGACGGCGACGTGCGCGACTCGCACAAGGAAATGAACGGCAAGTATGTGCCGTGGAGCACGCCGCCCACTTTGAGCGACGGCACCACGACGCACGCCGGCATGATTTACAACTGCCGCTGCTACCCGGATCCGGTTATTCCAGAGTAGGCGGCCAATACGCGACGGGTACGAATTGATGCCCTACCGCACCAGCGTGGCCACCCTTGGACCAACGTTCGGCGAGAGATTCGTTAGTGTTGGCTTGCGGGTAGCGATCAACTTGCGGGCCACGCACGCGGCGGCGTGGGACGTCGTAACTCAAGGCGCCTCCGCCAGGCCCAAGTATCCAAAAATGGTTGAGTATGCATACATAGCCCGCTTTCGGCGTACTCAATTCTGCGAGCGGGATCTCGTTGAAAGTGCCTTTCATGACGCATCTCCCGCAGCCACATGGCCGAGACCCGAGTCGTTCGCTTGCGCAGGCACGACGCCCGCCCGGTTCTTGCCACAGGTTCCGCAGGTAATGGCCGGCAGGACGTGATCGTGGTAATAGGCATCGTCGTAGCCGGTGCTGAGTTTCTGGGTATTGCCGCAATGCTCGCATTCCAAGAGCGCCGTAAAATCGCGGTTATGGGCGGACAAAAGGTCTTTGATCTTCATGATTCTATTTCTCCAGTTTAAAATGTTGTTGCAAAAATGCGACGTCTTCGCGGGTTAAGAAATGTAGGGAACCCAAGCCAGCGCGCCACCCGCTTTGGTGCGTTCGTAATGGCCATGCCATTCGCCAAGCTTGAACACCAGGCCCTTGAGCGCTGGCGCGTCGGATACGTCCAGCGCCTTACCGTCGAAAGGACCGCCCTTGCAGCCCAGCACCACATGTGCCGGCTTGCTGATCGTGTTCGGCTTGACATGCGCAGGGAAGACGGGCGCGGCGCCTGGCTTGAATTTGAACGTCGCCGGGACGCGCGGCGGCGTGTACCACTTCGGTTTGGGCATCGGCTTTTTCGACGAGCGCAGCATTTGCAAACGTGCGATCTCGTTTTCGTCTAGTGGAGTGTCCCGCATTTTTGCGTTCAATTCCATGTCAATACCTCCTTGATGAGCCAGGCGGCCCACGTGCCGAGGGTGGCGCACGCGAGCAGGAAGGCGGGTTGTTTAAACACGCTCGTGGCCCCATTGTTCCAGGCCAGTGTCGGGCATTTTCTCGGTAAAGACGCGCAACGGCATGAGCACGCCGACAAAGTCATGATCCCCGTAGAACTGGACTTGCGCTGCGCCGTCGCCATTGTGGCGAACGATCGGTTGGGTTTTGTGCCCGAGCGCTTTGCCAATCTTGCGGAACTTGCCCAACAGGTCAACATTGAATTGAGAAGATTCGCCGCTGGCTTTGCAGGGGATGATGCGACGGTAGTCAGGGAACACGCCATTAATCGGGGTAAAGATGGCGGCACCGAGGCGCCACTGGTTGCCTTCGCACTCCAATTCAAGCACAGATGCTTTGCCGGACAAGGCCAGCGTAACGGCGTCGGAAGGAATGATGACGTCAACCAAATGGCCTGTATTTCCTGCGGTACGGAAGACCGCCGCGCAATGGCCATCCGTGGCGGCGATGCGAATTTCGGAAGGCGCGATTTCGACCAGTAGGCCATTCAAATAGTAGCGAATGTCGTTGACCGCTGCGCAGCAAAGCGCAGCTTTCAAGTGTTTGGCGTTCAGAGTAACTTTCATGATTCGGTTCCTTGTGGTTGGTTGGGCCCGCCGAAGCGGGCGGTTGGGTTAATTTATTTCGTACCCTGCGATGCGAAATTGGGATGCCAATTCTTTACGTTTTTCGTCAGCGGCGCGCCCTGCGTCACGGACAAATTCAGCAAAAGCCTTACCTGGGCGAATTCCAAGGCGGCTTGCTTCGGCCAATTTAACGGCGTACCCGATAGCCTCATTACTATGACGGTAGCGAATCGTTGCCGTTTTCACGTTGGCGTCATGGGCGCGTTTGGCTTCACTGCGGATTTCTTTGGCCCCGCGGCCGCTATGGCGAGTAGCGCAGATTGAGCCAAAGTACATTACCTCACCGTCGTCGCGTTCCATTGCGACCGTCGATTTCAGATTCTGCTTACCGCAGCAATCGCAAGAGGTCACATCGTCAACGATTGCCAGCGTGGTGTAAGTTGCCATGTTGCTTCTCCAGTCGGGTTTGTGCTGCTGATGTACGTATATTAGATGAATTATTCACCGTATGCAAGTGTTATTTGCGACGAGGTAATAATTTTCTGTATTGATTTTCCGCAGCATGATATAAAGGCGCATTCATACCGGCCGAGCCACGTAAATGCAATTCCTGACCGTCGAGCAGTTAAGCCCCAAACAGTCGATGACCCCCGAGGGGTTTCTGCTGTGCGAGGCCGTGCCCATCGCCCGGACCGGCAGTCAACTCTACGCCGGCCATGAGCTGCCCGACCTAGAGCCAGGCCCGGACGGCTTGATTACCGTCATGCGGGAGGCGGCGGATGTGTTCCGCCCCGAAACCATGGCCAGCTTCGAAGGCAAGTCAATCACTATTCGCCACACGTTCGTGGACTCGGGCAACGTGCGCATGCACGAAGTTGGCCACATGCAGAACATTCGGCAAAGCGCCGACGAGTCTGACCTGCTCCTGGCCGACTTCCTGATCAAAGACGCGCATGCCATCCGTACCGCCAAGAGCATGCGCGAGGTGTCGTGTGGTTACGACGCCGACTACGAGCAAGACACGCCCGGCCTGGCGTACCAGCGCAACATTATCGGCAACCATGTGGCACTGGTCGAGCGCGGTCGCGCCGGCCCGCGCTGTTCAATCCAAGACGAGGAAATCATGTCCAAACCAAAAAACACCTTGCTGGCGCGCCTGCTGCTGGCAGTCCGTTCGGGCGATGCCGCCCTGCAAAAACGCGTCGCGGACGAGGCGGAAGCCGAAGAAGCAGCGGAAGAGCAGCGCGTGGCTGACGCGGCCGCCGCTGAGAAGGACCAGAAAACCGCCGACTCAATCGCCAAGCTGACGCAAACCGTCGACAGCATGGGTCTGATCCTGGCCAAACTGGTCAAGTCCAAGGACGAAGGTCTGGAAGAATCGACCAGCGCAACGAAGATCGCGGACGAAGACGACCCGGACGCCAAGAAAACCATGGACGCCGCCTTGAGCCTGGCCGAAGTGCTGGCGCCCGGTATCCGCGTCATGACCGGCGATACCGTGGCCACGCTGCGCAAAGCCGCCCTGGTGCAGGCTACCCGCACGCCTGACACGCTGGCCGTGCTGCAACCGCTGCTGGCCGGCCGCACCGTCGATAGCCTGACGGAAGATGCCGCGCAAGTCATTTTCACCGCTGGCGCCCAGCTGATGAAGGCCAAGAACACCGGCAACGTCGCTGTGCACAACGGCGCTCGTACCCGCGACTTTGGCGCGGCCCCAATCACCCCGGCGGAAATCAACAAAGCAAACGCCGAATTCTGGAAATCCCGCGCCTAAAAGGAGCAATACATCATGGCAAGCAACGCACTTCTGAAACGCATGGCGTCGGGTATCCCCGGCGATATCTCCCGCCGTGGCGTCACCACCGTCGAGCCAACCGTCACCAACCCGACCGGCGCGCCGTTCTCGGCGTATGGCCTGCCGGGCAAGCTGGTTTCCGGCGTCTTCCTGCCCTTCGTGGCTGGCGATGCTGGTACGCTGATCGCGGGCTTCCTGGTCCGTCCCTACCCTACCCAGACGGCAAACGCCAATGGCACGGGCGTTAATACCGGCGTCGTGCAGGACCGCATGCGCCGCGGCTGGATGACCGTCAAGGTCCAACTGGGCACGGCGGCTATCGGCAATCCGGTCTACGTGCGCAATGCCAGCGCCGTGGCGGGCCAGATCATCGGCGGCCTGGAAGCGGGCACGACGGCAAACAACTCGGTCATCCCCGGCGCGTACTTCTCCAGCGCCGCCGATGCCGACGGCAATGCCGAAATCGAATTCAACATCTAACCGGAGCGCCCGAACATGAAACAACAAAAACTCCTGGTTGCTCGCACGATGGCGCAAGCCACCTCGGCGGCCTTCGCCCCGCGCCGTGTGCGTCAATCGACCAACGATGGCATGATGACCTTCGACAGCAAGACCATCGACAGCGCCGGTGCGTTCCTGATCGGCGAGCTCGAAAAGCTCGATCCGACCCTGAATATGCCGCTGGTCGACGTCACCTGGTCGCGCGATATCCAGCTGCGCGAAGATGTGACCATCGCCGACGAGCGCTCCTCGTTCACCAACTCGTTCTTTGCTGCAGCTGGCGGACCTTCGCCGACGGGTAAGAACTGGGTCGGCAAGGACTCGAACGCCATTCGCGGCATCGCCCTGGACATCGGCAAGACCGATCAGCCCTTGAGCCTGTGGGCCATGGAGCTGGGCTGGTCCGTGCCGGAACTGGAAAGCGCCGCCCGCCTGGGCCGCCCTGTCGATACCCAAAAGGTCGAGGGCATGGAGCTGAAACGCCAGATGGACATCGATGAACAGGTCTACATCGGCGACTCGGTGCTGGGTGTCACGGGCCTGATCAACAACACGGGCGTGGATTTGGCGAACATCACCGGCGCCAACTGGGCATTGCCCACGACCACGGCGGACTCGATCCTGGCCGACGTCAATGCGCTGTTGGCGCGTGCCTGGAAGAACGCCGGCTATGCGTTGGCGCCGACCGACCTGCTGCTGCCGCCGCTGAAATTCGGCGTGCTGGTTTCGCGTAAAGTGTCCGATGCCGGTAATATTTCGGTGCTGGAATACGTCCGCATGAACTGCATTTCGATGGCCAAGAACGGTCGCCCGCTCAACATCATGCCGGTCAAATGGCTGGAAGGCGCTGGCGCTGCCGGTGCCGACCGTATGGTGGCGTACACGAACGACCGCAAGCGCGTGCGCTTCCCGCTGGTCCCCGTGCAGCGCACGCCGCTGGAGTACCGTTCGCTCAATCAGCTGGTGACGTATTTCTGCCGCCTGGGCGTGGTCGAGTGGGTCTACCCTGAATCCGGCGCCTACGCGGACGGCATCTAAACGACGGGGCGGTTTCGGCCGCCCCTTCCACATCCTCAAGGACTCCCATGAAATCCATCCATATCACCCGCAATATCACCCTGCAGCGCGAAGGTCAAGAAGACGTCGTACTGCAGAAGGGCCACCACACGGTTGCCGATGACGTGGCCGAACACCCGTTCGTCAAGCACCACACCTCGTCCGTTGCTGACGCGGGCGCCGACACGGCCGACCTGCAGGCGCTGCTGGACCAAACGCGCATTGCCGCGCAATCCGAGATCGAGCATCTGCGCGCCGACTTGGAGCATGGCCGCATGCTGCTGCAAGGCGCTCACGATGAGGCGGCGGACCTGCGTACCGCATTGAACGCGTCCAATACGGATTTGGCCGGTGCCCTTCAGCGCGCGGGTACGGCCGAGCAAGCCCTGGCCGCCGCGCAAGCCACGATCACCGAACAGCAGACGACCCTGGCCGCATACGCCGCCATGACGCCGGCCGCTGACACGAAGGCCAAGAAGTAATGGACGTCGCAACCTTCCGCCAGGACTTCCCCGAGTTCGCTGACACGACGGCTTACACCGACGCGGCTGTGCAACGCTGGATCACTTTGGCGGAAAAGTTGCTTCCAGAATGTCGCTGGGCTGATCTCTGGCCGCTGGGCACTGAGCTTTTCACCGCGCATTACCTCGTGACTGGCGCGCGCGCCATGAAGGCGGCCGCGTCAGGCGTGGGCTTGGGCGGCACTGGCGCGCCGATCTCCTCGAAGTCCGTCGACAAGGTGAGCGTGGCCTACGACAATACCCTCGTGTCGCTGGAGGATGCCGGATTCTGGGGCACCACCGGGTACGGTATCCAGTTCTTGCAATGGGCGCGCCTGGTCGGCATGGGCGGCCTGCAACTGTGACTACCACCGTCGTCCAGGACCATACCGCCGAGCTGATGCGCAGTATCCGCCAGCTCGTCAAGCGCGAGGTCCTGGTCGGCATCCCTTCGGACAAAACCGAACGCATGGCACAGGGCGAGGCGATCAACAATGCCACCATCGGTTACATCATGGAACACGGCAGCCCGGCCAAGAATATCCCCGCACGCCCCCACCTGATCCCTGGTATCGCCAATGCGCGCCCGGCCATCCTTGAACGCTTCGAGAAAGCTGCGCGCGCCGGCCTGCAGGGCGATGTGGCCGAGGCGGATCGACAGCTATCGGCTGCGGGCATGCTGGCCGCGAGTAGCGTCAAGGCCTTGATCACGGCGGGGCTGTCGCCAGCGCTGGCCGACGCTACCCTCGCCTCGCGCGTGCGCCGCAACCGGGCCGCCAAAGGGGCCGCTGCCGAGCTGGCGCGCCGCGCGCAAGGCATCGCGCCGGGTAGCGACTTGGCCAAACCCCTGATAGAATCGGGGCAATACCGCAACGCAATCACCTACGTCCTAAAAACCAAATGATCGACCTCTCCGAAGTGGTGAACGACCCTGAACTTGGCGCCCGCCTGCTGGAGCTGCGCCGCGTCGTGCAGACGGTCAACGGGCGGGGCCGCGCGGTCAATACGGAAACGCCCTATCCCTTCACCGGTTGCATCACGATGGACAAAGCGGCCATCTTGGAGCGTATCGCCGACGGCGAATACATTACCGGCTCGATCCTGGTGACATGCCAGACGCAGATCAGCGCAGGTGATGTGATTGTCTGGGACGGCAAGCGCTATAGCGCCATGACCGTCAGCGATTATCTGTGGCATGGCGTCAACTGGGTTGTCGGCGTGCCTGACGGCGTAGGCGGTGCTGGATGAGCACCAGCGCGACCGGCGGCTACCTGTCGCCCACATCGGCAGCGCCTGATGAGGACGCGGCTCTTGATGATGACCTGACCGAGGCTGTCGAAGGTATCACCGGCTTGCCGGGCGACCTGGTGCGCCCACGTTGGCAGCCGAAGCCGCCCAAGATGCCCGCGCCTGATATCGACTGGTGCGCCATCGGCGTGGCTGACGACGATACGACGCCAGGATACCCATACCTCGCGCATGACGGGACCGCCGGCGGCTCCAGCACGCAAAGCACTGCCGAGCAGATGACCGTCTTGGCCAGCTTCTACGGCCCCAATGCGCGCGCTTTCACCAAGCTGCTGCGCGATGGTCTGTTTCTCGACCAGAATCGGGAACAGCTCAAATTGAAGGGCCTTTTCTTTGTCGCTCCGGGTAAAATCACGGCAGCGCCTGAATTGATTGATGCGCAGTGGTATCGGCGGTATGATTTGCCCTTATACTTCCGTCGTACTGTGGCGCGCACTTACGCCATTTTGAATATTGAATCTGCCAGCGTTGACGTCTCTTCGGACGCCCCGCCGGACCACCTCATCATAGGGACATAACATGGCTACCCCCAAACTTTCCGCCTCGCGGCTCGTCTTCGTCAGCGTCGTACTGACGGCCCTCGCCGCCCAGGCGCAAAACTTGTCAAGCCTGTTGGTCGCTTCCTCGTCGCCGGTCATCGACACGAGCGAGCGGGTGCGCACCTATGCCTCTCTCTCCGAAGTAGGTACGGCTTTCGGCATGAACGGCCCTGAGTACGGCTGTGCGCAAGCTTGGTTCGCCCAAGTGCCGCAGCCGCGCGAGATCAAGATTGGCCGTTGGGCCAAGACCGCAACGGCCGGCAAACTGGTCGGCGCAACCCTCACGGAGCCCAACCGGGTATTGTCGGCCTGGACGGGCATCACCACCGGGTCGTTTAAGATCGGCATGGACGCCATCGCCCCGGTCGACGTGGCCGGGTTGACCTTCGCGGGCGCCGCCAATTTCAACGCAATCGCGGGCTTGATCCAGACCGCAGTGCGCGCAGCGAACGCCGCATTCGCCGCGGCGACCGTCACGTACAACGCCCAGTTTACCCGTTTCGAGTTTCAAAGCGGTACGACGGGCGTAGCGAGTCAAGTCTCGTTTCTGGCCGCTGCGGCAACGGGCGTTAATATCTCGGGCATGCTGGGGGGCACGTCCACCTCGGGCGGCTACCAAGCCCCAGGCGTGGACGCCGAGTCGGCTGCGGGTGCTGCGCTGATCTTCGACGCCCAGTACGGCCAAACCTTTTATGGCCTGATGTTCCCCGAAGCCGTGGCCGCCGATCAATTGGCTGTCGCTCTTTTTATCGAAGCGACGGACAATAAACACGTCTTCGGCGTCACGAGTCAGGACCAAACGGAGCTGGCGGGTGTCTCGAACACCAGCAGCATCGGGTACCAGCTGGCGCAAGCCAAGCTGAACAAGACCCTGTGGCAGTACTCCAGCACAAGCCCTTATGCGGTGGCGTCGTTGCTGGGCCGCGCGCTCACGGTCAATTACAACGGCAACAACACCGTCATCACGCTGATGTGGAAGCAAGAGCCGAGCATCGTTGCGGAAACCTTGAACGGCCAGCAAATGCTCAATTTGCGGGCGAACAACGGCAATGTGTTCGTGGCGTACAACAACAATACGACCATCATCGAGCCGGGCATCATGGCTTCGGGCGAGTTCATCGACACGATTACCGGCGCCGATGCCTTCGCGGTCAACGTCATGAACGACGTGTACAACTTGCTCTATACAACCCCGACCAAGATCCCGCAAACGGACGCAGGCAACCATGTGATTGCCACGACCATTGCGGCGTCGTGCTCGCGCTTCTCCACGAATGGTTACATCGCGCCCGGTATCTGGGATCAAGCCGGTTTCGGCACGCTGGAGCAAGGCGACTACATGGCGCAAGGCTTCTACGTGTACGCGCCGCCAATTGCTTCCCAGTCGCAGGCCGACCGCCAGGCGCGCAAGTCCGTGCCGTTCCAAGTCGCGGCCAAGTGCGCCGGCGCGATTCACACGGTAGACGTCATCCTCAACATCTCGCGCTAAGGCCAAGACCATGAAAACTTACAGCTTCCTCGATACGCAGTGCACCATCGTTGGCCCTGGCGGCGCGATCTCCGTCGGCCCAGGCGCGGGCAACTCGAAAGAAGGTATCTCCATCGAGCCGAGCCAGGACGTCAATGCGATGACCGTGGGCGCCGATGGCGAGGGCTATCACAACCTGCACGCGGACAAGAGCGGCCGCATCACCATTCGCTTGTTGAAAACGTCGCCAGTCAACGGCCAGTTGTCGCTGATGTACAACGTGCAGCGCGCCAGCTCGGCGGCCTGGGGTCAGAATACGATCGCCTTGACCAACAACACGTTGGGCGATGCGATTACCTGCCAGAACGTGGCGTTCGGCCGTGTGCCAACGCTGACCTATGCAGAAGATGGCGCATTCAATGAATGGCGCTTCGACTCCATCAAGATCGACATGGGCCTGGGTAAATAATGGAAATCACTCTCAACGGCATCAAGTATTCGTCCATCCGCCTCGACGCGTTCAAGCAGTTCCACATCGCGCGCCGCTTGGCGCCGGTCGTGCTGTCGCTGGGTATGGGCGCCGCGCTGATGATGAAATTCAAGGAATCCGTGGCCTCCGCGACGCCAAAGACGGAAGCAGCCGAAGCGCAAGACGACCTGGCCGCGATGGCCACGGCAGGCAAGCCTATCGCCGACGTCCTGGCCGCCATGAGCGACGCGGACAGCGAGTACGTGCTCAAGCTGTGCCTCGGCTCGGTATCACGCGAACTTGGCGGCGGCGCGGGCTTCGGCCCTATCCTGACCTCTGGCGGCGCGCTCCAATACAGCGACCTCGGCCTGATTCAAATGCTGCAGCTGACGCACGCCGTGGTCATGGAGAATCTGGGAAATTTTATGCCCGCCCCGCCAACCGCACCATAAATAACCGCGACTCGACGGGGCCAAAACTGGCCAGCATGTTGGATGGTGAGAGCTGGCTTTTACGCCCCGTCACGCATCATCTTTGTTCCTATGAGAGCTTGAAAGATGGCAGCGTTGACCTGGCGGACATCGCCCGCATGAACGAGTCCATTGACGTGGACAACGAAAACCGTATTCGCCTCACCGAATGGGCTGAAAAAAATGGCTGAGGAAAGCACTCTCAAGGAATTTTTGATCAAGCTCGGCTTTAAAGTCGATGAGCCCGGCATCAAGAAATTCTCTTCCAGCGTCGAGGATGTGACCAAGATCGCCTTGACCACGGGCAAAGCCGTGCTGGGCGTGGGCATCGCCGCGCAGGCCATGGTCGTTAATTTCTCCAATGCCATGGAGAAGCTGTACTACTCCTCGCGCCGCACGGGCGCTGCAGTTGAGAACATCCAGGCGCTTGAATTTGGATCCAAAAAGGTCGGCATTGCCGCCGGCGTGGCCCAGGCTGCGCTGGAGCAAATGACGTCCGCCGCGCGGGTCAATCCGGGCCTACGCGGGCTCATGGACCAAATGCTCGGCAAGTCCACGGCGGGCATGGACCAGGCCACGGTCATGCTGGACTTGGTGCAAAAGCTTTCCGACCTGCCCCACCACCAGGGCGCGCAGTTCGCGGGCATGTTCGGCATTGACGAGAAAACGTTCTTGATGATGAAGCAAGGCATGCCCGAGCTGCTGGCTGCCGAAAAAGAACGCTTGGCCTTGAACAAGAATCTTGGCCTTGACATGCAGGAAGCCGCGCGCGCCGGCATGGAGTACGCCAATTCTTTGCGCGACATCACCGAACGCGTGGGCGTGCTGTCCGCCAAGATCTCGGTCGAGCTGTTGCCCGCGTTTCGTATCCTGAACTCAGAAATTGTCAAAGGCCTTGATGCTCTCGGCAAATTCGAGTTATCCAAACACCCGCGTACCGAGGGAGTGCTTAAAGCCGCGGGCCAGGCGGCCTCTGGCGTTATGCGGCTCGATCCTAACCAGGTTGACTTGGGGCTCAAAGGTCTGTTGATGAATTCCCCCGCAGCCGCGATTGTCGGCGGCGTGGTCGATTGGCGGGAACAGCGCCGCGCAGAAGAAGCGGGGAAACCCCTGCTCACCCCACAAGAGCGCTATGAAGCCGCCATGAAGGAGGACGCGCGCCAGCGCGCTTTGCCGCCCGGCCCTCGATACCAACACAATGGCCTCATCGGTTCCATGTGGGATTGGGCGGCCGACAAGTACACGGGATGGCAGCGCAACGCCCGAGGTCAAGCGCCTTTGCCGCCGCGCCTTCCTATGCCCGAGGCGCCCACGGTGTCGGCTCCTGTCGCGCCGGAAAAGGACCGCGCCGGACCGGCTGGCCCGAATGGCGTGACCGGCAATACCCCTATCGGCGTGCGCCAGAACAACCCGGGCAATTTGCGCAGTTGGGGCAATACTCCGACGCAAGGCGGCTTTGCCAATTTCGGCACCGCGCAAGAGGGGCTGTCCGCCATGGCAGCCAATTTGGTCACGTACTATTCGAAGTACGGCGCCAAGAGCATCAATTCGATTGCAGAAAAATGGGCGCCTCGGAGCGAAAACGACACGGCTGGATACGCCGCCGCCATCTCCAACCGCTTGGGCGTCAAAGGGGCGGACCAGCTGAATTTGAAAGACCCTGCGGTGCTGGCCAAAGTCATGGACGCCATGATCAAGCAGGAACAAGGGTACAATCCCTACGGCGCCAATGAGCTGATGAGCGCCGCCAGGGCGCGTACCGGGGCGGCCCCCGTGACCGTCGACCAGAAAACCGAGGTGCACGTGCACGGCGTCAATGACCCGCGTGCGGCCGCCGCCGAAGTAGAACGCGCCCAGCGCGGCGTGAATGCCGACGTGGTGCGAAACTTGAAAGGTGCGGTGCGATGAGTTTGGGATTTGTTCTGCCAGTCCTGTCGATAGGCTTGGGCTCTTTGAGCATCCGGCCTAAACGCGGCTTTTTCCCTGCCAGCGGCAAAGGGGCGAATCTTATCGCCCGCGCTACGCTGCGCGAGGTGCATCGGGACACGTTGGAGATCAGCGACCACCCTATCGAGCAAGGCGCAGCGATCAGCGACCACGCTTTCAAGCGGCCGGCGGAGGTCGTCATCGAGTGCGGGTGGTCAAATACCCCTTCTCTTCCTGGCGGGATTCGGGGCACCGCAACGGCGCTGATCGGTAATGCAATCCCTATCGCAGGCGCGGCGCTGGCGGCCCTCGACACTATCGGCACGGTCCAGTCCCTCATGAACGGGAATGCTGTCGATCAGGTGCGCGCCACGTACCAGCAGTTGCTGGAGCTGCAATCCTCGCGTATCCCCTTTGACATCTACACGGGCAAGCGCGTCTACAAGAACATGTTGTTCCGCGAGCTCATGACGACGACCGAGGCCGCGACCGAAAACAGCTTGCTGATTACTGCGACATGCCGCCAGGTCATCTTGGTGGCGACGCGCACCGTAACCATCCCGATCAACACCAGCGCCCAAGCGGACGCCCCGAAAACAACACCCACGGCGGACCTGGGGCAAAAAACGCTCAACAAAGTGACCGACGCAGTCAGCCGTCGTTTAGGAACCGGACCATGAGCACGGCTTTAGAAATACCGCTGGCCGCCGCGCCGCAGAAAATCACAATCGCCTTGGGCGGCGTGGCGTACCGGCTTGTCTTTGTCTGGAACGGCGCCAGCGCCTGCTGGGTGCTGGATATCTACTCGGCCGATAGCGCCCCGATCTTGCTCGGGGTGCCGCTCGTGACGGGCGCGGACCTGCTGGCGCAATACGAGTACTTAGGCTTTGGCGGCCAGCTGGTCGTGCAGTCCGACCCCGATCCCGACGTCGTGCCCTCCTTTACGACGCTCGGCTCGACCGGGCACGTCTACTGGGTTCAGCCATGACGACTCAAGAGAATACGCAATACCTGCGGCGCGGCAATCTCTACGTGGTCGGCGCCGGCGATGACCAGGGCCTCGATTTATCGGAAATGCATTTCACCTTCAAGGTGACCGCATCCGATGAGCAAAGCCCCAATACCGCGATGATCCGCGTCTACAACTTGAAAGCGGACACGGTGCGGGCCATCACGGGTAAAAGCCCCGTGGAATACACGCGCGTGGTGCTGCAGGCAGGATACGAAAACGGCCCGTATGGCGTCATTTTTGACGGCACTATCAAGCAGTTTCGCAAGGGCCGCGAGAACGCCACCGACACGTACCTGGACATCCTGGCCGCATCCGGCGACGTCGAATACAACTGGGGCGTGGTCAACAAGACCCTTGCCGCCGGCTCAACCGCTAACGAGCGCGCTGCGGCCATTGCCGAAGGAATGGGGCTCTCCATAGGCCACGCTGCGGCAAGCCCGACTGGCGGCGTCCTGCCGCGCGGCAAAGTGCTGTGGGGCATGGGCCGCGACATGATGCGCAATGAGGCAGTCTCGCGCAGCGCCTCTTGGACGATCCAAGACGGCAAGGTCAACATCGTGGCCCTGACCGGGTATCTCCCAGGCGAGGCGGTCGTCCTCAACATGCATACCGGCCTGGTGGGCGTGCCTGAGCAAACCCAGGACGGCGTGCGCGCGCGGTGTTTGATCAACCCGCGCCTGCGCATAAGCGGCCTGGTGCAGATCGACAATACCTCGATCAATCAGCTCTTGGCTCAAGAATCCCAGAAGCTTTCTGTGGGACAGGTGTCGTATAATCAGTGGGCAGGCCTGCAGTTCCCCGCGGATGTCACCAATGATGGTTTTTACCGTCTGTATGTGATCGAATATACGGGCGATTCGCGCGGGCAGGATTGGTACTGCGATTTGATCGGCCTGGCAGTCGACCCCTCAACGCAAACGGTGAAAGCATATGGATAGGAAAGAACGGGCCGGAAGCCATGAAGCCGCGCTACTGGACGCCCTGGACGGACGCCAGGCGGCTATTTTCACGTCCGGGCCGGGCATCATCCAAAGCTTTGATCCCGATGCGATGACTTGCTCCGTACAGCTGGCCACGCAGATGCAGCGATTCCAGAAAGATGGCTCCTGGTCCTGGGCAACGATCTCGCTCTTGACCGACGTTCCGGTGTGCTTCCCTGGCGGCGGCGGGTACACTCTGTCCTTCCCCGTAGCGCCCGGCGATGAGGCGCTGATCGTCATCGCGCACCGTTGCATCGATGCATGGTGGCAGAACGGCGGCGTGCAGCCGCAAGCCGAATTCCGCATGCACGACCTGTCCGATGGCTTCGCCCTTCCTGGCGTGCGCTCGCAACCGCGCGTCATCCCCAACGTCAGCACCGATTCGGTGCAGCTGCGCTCCGATGACGGCCTTGCGTATATCGAGTTGGCGGACGGCCATGTTTGCAAGGTGCGCGCGCCAGGCGGGATCGATCTCAATGGCGTGACCATCGACGCCTCGGGCCACCTCACATCCCCCACGCAGGTTACAGCGGCAGGCGTTGACTTGAAAGGCCACGACCACGCGGGCGTATCACGCGGCGGCGCGCGGACAGACCCGGCATGAGGTACCGTGTTCTTGACGCCGATGGCGATTATTCTTTCGGGCAAGGCCCGGCTGAGTTTCTGGTTGATTCGCCCGAAACGGTAGGACAGGCGGTATTGACTCGGTTGGCTCTCTGGACGGGCGAATGGTTCCTTGACCTGCTGGAAGGCACGCCGTATGCTACGCAAGTCCTCGGGGAAAATACCAAGCCGACATATGACCAAGCCCTCCAAGAGCGGATTATTGAAACTCCGGGCGTGACCGCAATCACCGAGTACGTTAGCATTTTGCAAGGGCGCGCGTTGTACGTCAGCGCGACCATCTCGACCCTTTACGGGGCTACGACTATCCAGACCCAGGTCACCACATGAGCTTTGCCATCCAGATCACCGAAGCCGGCGCCACTATCCCGTCCTATGCGGAAGTGCTGGCGCAGCTGCAAGACCGTTTTTACGCCATCTATGGGGCGGACGCTTATATCGCTCCCGATAGCCAGGATGGCCAGCTTCTGGCGGTTTTCGCCGAGGCCATTACCGACTGCAACCAGGGCGCGCTCGCGGCGTATAATTCATTCTCCCCGTCAACGGCCCAAGGCGCCGGCCTGTCCTCAGTTGTCAAGATCAATGGCATTGCCCGCAAGGCGGCCAGTTTTTCCTCGGTTGACGTTCTGCTGGTCGGACAAATCGGGGCCACGATTAATAGCGGGATTGTGGAAGACACGAATGGGAATAAGTGGTTGCTCCCCTTCAATGTGGTTATCCCATCCGCCGGTCAAATCATTGTCACGGCCACCGCGCAGGCGCTCGGCGCCATTACCGCGACGGCGGGGTCCGTGACCAAAATCGTCACGCCGACGTATGGCTGGCAGTCCGTCATCAACCCAGGACCCTCCTCTCCAGGGGCGCCCGTTGAATCGGATGCGACCCTGCGTCGCAGGCAGCCGGACAGCGTAGCCTTGCCCGCCCGCACCGTACTGGAAGGGGCAACAGGAGGCCTGAAAAATCTCAATGGCGTGGTGGCTGTGCGGCCCTACGAAAATGATACCCGGCTGACAGATGCAAATGGATTGCCGGGCAATTCCATAAGCATGGTCGTGGAAGGCGGCGACGCGCAGGCTATCGTGGATACTATTGCCCGCACGAAAACTCCAGGGACTGGCACATTCGGGACCTCTTTTGGCATTAGCATTGACAGCAACGGCGTGCCCAATACTATCCGGTTTTTCCGCCCGAGCATTACTCCGATCAAAATAGAGCTTCGGATTCAAGCGCAGGCGGGTTACTCTTCGGCGGTAGGCGATAAACTTAAAACGGCGCTTTCTGAGTATGGCTCTACCCGTGGGATTGGTGGAACGGTGTTTAATTGGGAAGAATACGCGATTGTGCGAGAGGCTTCCCCCTCCCCTTCGTTTAAAGTATTGTCAATCACGCAGGGGTTGCTTACGGGCAGCCTTTCTGCGGGGGACCTCGCGCCTTCCTTCAATGAGCGTTATGTTTGCGCCCTCGAAGATGTGGCGGTTATCGTTATTTAAAATTCAAAGGTAAAGAATATGGTTGCGATTACGACGCGGGAAACCTACGGGGCGGAACTTCCTTGGCAAGTGGTAGACCGTAATTTTATTAATTTAGCTACGGCTATTGATGGTATCGGGGAGGATGTGCTTATTGAGGCGGAAGCTGCAAGAGACGCCGCCATATTAGCAAGCGTCTCCTCCCAGTCCAGCTCTAGCTCGGCATCGGCCGCGAGTACTTCAGCTGCATTGGCGGCATCGGCCGCGAGTACTTCAGCTGCAGAAAGCGCGTCGTATGTGGCTTCCTTGTTTCCCGCCGATGGCGCAGATGGCGTAGGTACTTCGGCCTCTGGAGCAGGTTCCGTCCGCCTATCCTTGCAGCAAGTGCTACGCCAGTCGGACGAAAATCCACAGAAATACGGCGCTGTCGGAGATGGCGTTTTTGACGATACCGCAGCCGTACAGGCAGCAGTTACCGCTGGAAATACGGTTCTTCTGCGCGGTTCTACGTACATCATAAATGGCGATATTATCGTCCCCGAAAATCGCAAGATCTGGGTACAGCATGGGGCGAAAGTTAGACACGTTGGCAGGTGGACTGCTTACAATGTAGATAACTTCACTTTTGTTAATGATGGCGGGATTAAAGTACTCGCAATGCCTGATGCGCCGGCAAAACCGGGTTGGCCAAATACCGCAGATGGAACCCAAATCGGCAATGAGCGGGGCTATATTGAATTTGGGGGAACCGGTCCGACATCGAGTACCCGCGGCTTTACGGTCTATGGCTTCGGAACTTTGGAGGGTCCTTGGACTGGCACGCCAAATTTTGATATTTCAACATCTCCCTACCAATTGAATCGTAAAGGGGTTGCTTCATGGAATTGCAGCGATGTGCTTGTACGAGACCAAAAAATTTCCGGGTTTGATGGGGAAGCAGTCTATTGGTATGGCAATTCCGATTTATTTGAGAACATCAAGTTTCTTTTCAACAAAGTTCATGACACGAGATTCAATGCCCTAAATTTTAATACTATAGCTGCCTGGAAAGGCTTGCAAATGCTGGGCAATGAATCCCGCGATGCTTACGCGGGCATTGAGGCGTCTGCTGGTGACCTTTCAAAGAATACGGTTGTTAAATGCCTTTACGGGATTTGGACCGGATTGGGGGGTGGGCACGGCCCGATGCATATTACTGAAAATAATGTGATTGAATGCGATTTTGCGGGGATATCTGCGACATTTAACCCAGCATCTGAAATTTATGATATTGATATTTCGCGCAATGTGGTGGTGTCTGCTGGCGGCGACGGAATTGTTTGCAATAAAATTAATGCTTTCGGGATGTCTAGCAATATAGTCAGGGGGTGGGGGCGCTTATCTCCAGGTTACGCTTTCCGGACTACTGCAAGTTGCAATCAAGGGCGCATCGAAAGTAATATACCGATTGCCCCCGGCATAAATTCTCTTGGAGCTTACTCGTTGCAAGGAACAAATATGGAAGTTGGGCCAAATAGCCCGATAGAAGATTCCAATTTTGCAACGCGGTATATTGGTAATCGCGGTAATTTCTTTGGGGGCCGCGCAGCATCCGTTACAGACTTTGAATCTCGTGAAAATAGCATTGCGCTTCATTCATCAGATATCAATACCGTTGGAGCAGGCGCCGCCCTTCTTTTTACAAATGGCGATGTTGGGAAAGCTATTTACGCTGGCATTTTTGGCAGCGGCACAGGGTACGACGCTGCAGGAACAAATGGTGGGTTAATAATTGCTACGTCCAAAGCGACAACGGGGGGCACTTTACAAGCGTCTATGCGAATAGATAGCGCCGGGGCTGTTCGACTGGAGAACAACTTAATTGCACCCTTTGCGTACACGAATACAACAGCCAGTTCGGCAAATGTGTTCATCGACCCATCTGGTCTTATCCAACGGTCAACTTCGGCAGAACGTTATAAAACACAACTTGAACCGATTGACGAAGAATTTTTTAAATGGTTGGAAGAGCAGGAGCCTATGTGGTACCGTAGCAAATGCGCGGCGGATAACCCTTTTTGGGGATTTTTTGGGTTAAGCGCTGAGAAAGTCGCAATCCGCTTTCCGCAGTTGGTTCACTGGCGGTACCGTGATACAAAACAAATGTTAGTGCGTCCTGCAACAAGCGGCGAAACCGCAGTATTGAATGCTGCCGGTGAAATTACCAAGGCGGCGGTACCTGCATTTGACGCCTTGTACGAATCTGTCCCCGATACTGACTCGCCATTGGTCCCGGAAGGCGTCCAGTACGAGCGCTTCGTTCCTCTTCTTATTGGGGCGCATCAACGAAACATTACTCGTATTGCAGAATTAGAGACCTTATTTTTGCGCGTGACCGCATTAGAAAAAAAAAGTTTTTCTTCCAGCAACGAAGGATGAATAAATAATGGGCTCATATGTATTGCCTGGCTATTGGGTTCCAGGCTATGCCGAAGGTGACAGCGGGTCGAACACCCAGCGTTACCTAGATCGGATTACTAGCGCCCACAATCAACGCCCTAAGTTCATGGCCGTCGTAGGGGCTTGCGTACAGCCTTTGGCGGATTTACTCGATATTGAGTCTCGTTTCCCCTGGTTTTTTGATTTGGATTGGGCTGTGGGCGCCCAGCTGGACGCCGTGGGCGAATGGGTAGGGCAATCCAGAAACATTGCGTTGCCCTTGGTAGGGGTCTATTTTTCTTTCGATGACCCTATGCTGGGTTTCGACCAAGGAACCTGGAAAGGGCCTTTTGACCCGGATTCGGGAATTTCTTCGCTGTCGGATTCACCATACCGGCTTTTGATTCGCGCTAAAATTGCGCTTAATTCTTGGGACGGAACGATTCCTCAAAGCAATATAATTTGGGGGAAAATCTTTGCCGGCACTGGCTATAAAGTATATACGATTGACAACTCGGATATGACAATGGCCACCGTTATTGGTGGGACAAAAACCCCGGATGCCTTGACGAAAGCCTTGTTCCAGCAAGCGTACTTGCAGCTTAAACCGGAGGGGGTGCGCCATTTAGGGATTTCTTACGTCAGCGTGCTGGGCGCGCCTGCTTTCGGATTTGATGTAGAAACCGGCGCAGTCGGCGGGTTTGACCGCGGGGCTTGGGTTTCTGCACCCGACTTAGCTCTTTAACGGTACAATCCTTCAAACTTTCGTAGAGGCTCAAAAATATGGCTACCAATCAAATTGCCCCCTTCGCCACGGCGGGCGGGGCGAACGTGCAGGACTTGGCTACGTACCTTGCTGCGGCGAGCACTTCGAGCGGGTATTCGGCAGGGATCGCACAAAGCCAAGCGCTCAACCGCACCTGGAGGCAATCCTCTTTTGTGGCGGCGGCCAGCGCTGCTTGGCTGGCGAGCCTGGGCCTGGACGTGCTGGATGACGGGAACGTTTCAGCGTTAGCCGCCAAATTCCGCCAAACCATGGGCAACGCAGCTAACTTAACCGGAGCTGCTACGAGCGCGACGCTGCCGCCCTCCTCAGTCGGGCAAGTAACGGTTTTCAACGGGAACAACGTGACTATCACGATGCCCTTGGCGGCATCCGTCCCCCCCGGCTCTACTTTCCCGTTTCTTTCGGCAAATGCCAGCGGGTGTCGGGTCGCCTTGCAAGGATCGGACGTTTTGGTGTCGGGGTCTTCGGTAGGTTCCAGCCCATTGCCTTTTGGTGTCGGAGATACGGCGGTGCTTGTTTCTGGCGCGGCCGGGTGGTACCTGACGGGTGGCAGTTTAGCCCTGGCCTCTTCGTCCGTATTCGGCAGTTCGCTTTCTGCGGACGGGTTCCAAAAACTGCCAGGCGGAACTATTTTGCAACGAGGGTCCGGGTCTACTTCGGCCGGCGCGGCTTCCGTCGCATTCCCAACCGCGTTCCCGAATGCTTGCCGCCAAGTCATCATTTGCGAAGCGGCAGCAACGGGCTGGAGCTCCACGGTATTTTCAGCGGTGGGCTCTTACGGAAAAACAACGACCGGGTTTAGCGCCCGGTCCATCACGTACAGCGGCGGCACGACAAGCGCGGTAGCCGTCGCTTTTGACTGGCTGGCAATCGGAAATTAATAATCATGAATCTTTTTTCTCTCACCACCATGGGCTTTTATGCCCAAGCCCTCCGCGAAGATTACGAATCGGCCGGCACTTTGCCGGAAGACGCCATTGCGATTGATGCCGAAACAGAACAGGCTTTGCGCGCCGCCATTGAAAAAGGCGCAGTTATCCGCCGCATGGGCGACGCATGGGATATTACCCCCGCCGCCCCGCGTCCTTTCGAAGAAGTGGCCGCGCCGCGTATGGCGGCCTTCCGCCAAAATCGGGAAATCGCTCTCAACCGTTTGAGCGGTCTTGGCTTTGCGGCGCTTCTCGCCGGCGACACGGCGCATGCGCAAGAAGTGGCGTCCGTCCGTTCCGCGCTCTTGGACGTCCCGGCTTTGCCCCAAGTGAAAGATGCCGCTTCTCTCGACGCCCTGGACGCTGCTCTCAACGCTGCCTGGGAATGCGCCTATGTGGGCGGCGAATCCGAAGCAGTGGCCACGGCGATGGCGGTAGGCGCCGGCGGCGGCCAAACGCGCCCGACGTAATGAACAGCTGGCCCAAGAGGGGCGCAACCATGGCCCTTTTTGCGGCTTTCATGCTGCTGCATTCCTGGGCCACGTCCGGCAAGCCAAATACGGTTCTTGGGATGTTGGTCTTCCATGGCAGCGCTCTCGTGGCAGATGCCGGCCTCATGGTGTTGTGCCCAAGAATAATTAAAGGCAACCTTTGCCGTCATATGCAGTATTCTTGCTTTGCGTCCATGACCCTAAATGCGTTAGGATGGGCGGCATATGTCTTGTACGTCCCCGGCGCCATTTACAATTGGGCTGCGTGGGCGCTTACCGCTGCTCAATTTATTAGGCTCACCCTGCCGGATGCATTTAATGGTAACTTTACTCTTTGGAAGCCTGTATTTCATCGTGGCTCTCCAATGGGCAAGGCTCTACCTTCTCCGAAAGCGAAACAATGAACTTGCAAAACGTCTTGCAGGAAGTGGTGAACGACCCCCGTACTCTGGGAGCGATGATCGCGTGGACCGGCGGCCTGTCGATAGCTGATCTAGTTGGCCTCGTCCAAGGAGCTGTTTCCTTCGCGGGCATTGTGCTCGGGGTCGTATCCTTGCTGGTGCTGATCCGCCTCAATAACGCGAACACGCGCAATGCTGAACTTCAAACCAAGCTCCTCCTGAAACAGCTTGCCGAGAAAGAAAAAGATGGACATCGAAGCACTGATTGACCGCGAAGGCGGCTATGTTGACCACCCGGCAGACAAGGGCGGCCCGACGACCTGGGGCATTACCGAAGCGGTGGCGCGCGCCAGTGGCTATGCCGGCCGAATGCAAGACTTACCGCGCGACTTCGCGCGTGCCGTCTACCGGCGCCAGTACATCGCGGCTCCAGGTTTCGACAAGGTGGCCGCACTGGCGCCGCGCGTCGCCGAAGAGATGTTCGATACCGGTGTGAATATGGGGCCTTCCGTGCCCGGCCCCTGGCTGCAGCGCCTTTTGAACGTGCTGCGCGAACCAACCGCCGGCGCGCCGCTGTATGCCCCGTTGGCCACGGATGGCGCCATCGGCCCGGCTACGCTGGCGGCGCTGGCAGCGTACTTGAAATACCGCGCCAAGGACGGCGAGACGGTGCTGGTGCGCGGGTTGGATTGTCTGCAGGGCACGCGGTACATCGAGCTGGCAGAAACGCGCCCGGCAAATCGCGCCTTCGTGTATGGCTGGCTGTTTAACCGCGTAGGAGTCTGATCATGCCTTTGCCCCTTCTTCTCCCCGTTGCGCTGGCCTTGGCCAAGCAGTTTGCCCCCAATCTGATCGAGCTCATGACTGGCAGCGATGCCGCCGGCGCCGTGGCCGCAAAGGTGGTTGATATCGCTGGCATCGTGACGGGCGGCGCAGCTGACCCGGTTGCTGCTTTGATGGCCGATCCCGCCAAAGCGCTGGAGTTCCAGAAGGCGGTCATGGACAACGAAACCGAGCTCGTGCGCCTGCACCTGGCGGAAGTCCAGGACGCTCGCAAGATGCAGATCGCGGCGCTGGGCCAGGACGATCTTTTCTCAAAGCGTTTCGTCTACTATTTCGCGGCCGCCTGGTCCGTGTTCGCCATGGTCTATTTCCTGGGAGTGACGTTTATCCCGATCCCGCCGGAAGGCACCCGTGTGGCGGATACGATCCTGGGCGTAATGATCTCCAGCGTGATCGGCGTCATGTTCGCTTATTTTTATGGGAGTACTCGGGGTGGGACGGAGAAGTCGCGCTTGCTGGCCTTGGCCGCGCCGCCCAGGTAAGAGGGCAATCCGGCTTCGGCTCGTTCGTCTCCCACCGCCGGCCACAAGGGCATGCCATTTCGTCGCCTTCCCGGCGCGGGGCGCATTTCAAGGCCATAGCGTGGCCGCCCAGCTCAAGCCGATGATGGCGCCCAACACGAGCAGCATGCGCCCAGCGAACCCGCCGACCAGCTCGATGGCGTCCATTACCTTCTGGCGGCGCATCTGGCACGCGTAGGACGGATGACGCTCTTCCGGCGCTGGGCGCGGCAGGCGCAGCTGGTCAATGACCGAAATCTCTTTCATGACGTTGCGCATGCGCGCCCAGCAGCCGACACCGGCATCAATAAGCAGCGCCATCTCGCGCACCAGCACGCGCCGGCGGCGCAGCAGAATAAAGTCTTCCAGTTCGTCCAGGATATTCATTTGAGAGTTGTCCTTTCGATATGCGCGCGGTACCAAGCGCGCCGGCTGATGGTGGATTGAGAAATGCCCGTCACCTTGGCCGCAGCATAGGCGCTGTAACCCTGCTCCACGATCAGGCGCCGGGCCTTGGCGTCACTCTCGCCTACCGTAGCCGGGCGCTCCGCGATGAAGGTTTTGTACCAGGTGGACCGGGTGATAGCGCCCGGCGTCAAATTGCAGGCCTTGGCCACGCTGTGGGCGCTCGCAAGGCCGTTACTGTCCTCCAGCATCTTGCGAGCGCGTTGCATTTCAGCGGATGTTTTTGCAGCCATCGTATTTCCTTCCTGTTGAGTAAGGCTTTACTTTAGCTGAATAATTCACCCGATGCAAGTACTATGTTACGAGGCGGTGCTTATTCGACAGATGGGCGCCGAGCAAATCCTCCGCCTCGCGCGCGGCCTCGTCCAGCTTGCTTTGGACGTCATGAGGCGCTTTGCGGAAGTACCCGCCGCGCGAGTCGGAAAGCGTGTGCTTGCACTTGGCTTTCAGGGCTTTCAATTTTTCCCGCCATTCTCGTTCCGTCATGATGCCTCCCTATTTTGAATAACGCGACTGGCGCCAACCACCCGCCGCTTTGATCGGCCAGCCTGCCGCCCACGCGGGCATTGTGGCCATGATGCGCTCGAACTCTTGCACCGAGCCGAGCCCTTTTTTCACCTGCGCAACGATCTCATCGTAGACATGCAGCACGACCTCGTAGGCCGTCCCGCGCATGTTGACCATGGCATGGCGCAGGATGTCGCGCGCCACAGCCTGGACGATGTTCTCGACCAGCCGGCCGCCCCAGGTGTCCATGCGAATCCAGCCGACCGGGCCATTTTTCGGGTTGGTGTTGTTGCCCTCATAGGAGATGGCCAGCGTGCCCGGCTTCTTGCTCGACGGGCGCAGACGCGGCTTGTGATAGTGCAGGTACCGGCCCGACAACAGCTTGAGGAAAAGGATGTCGCCGCGGTACGTAAATTCAAAGCCGCGAAATTCATACGTCGCGCCGGGATTTTGCACGGCCGCGATAAACATGCCCTCGACGCCGAACAGGCATGCGCGCTCTTCGCCCCAGCGCCCACGCTGCTGCCCGCCCCAAAACTCCACGATGGCCGGCGACGCCGCGCGCCAGGCCAAGATTGCCTTTTTCATCTCCGGTTCGTTCATGAACTCGTCGGCGCCGAAGGCAATCCACGAGCCGATCCAGCCCTGGTACCCGGAAGCGAGCTCCGACACTTTGCCGATCTTCTTGCGCATCGGGTGGTGGCTACCCTTGACGGCCGGCTTGCGCAGGTACCAGTCGGGCTTGGCCAGCTCGGCATCGGTATAGCCGGCGTGGCGCATGAACTCCTCGAACGGAATGCCCGTGATTTTGGCCGCGCCTGCTTCGTAGATCTTACCGTGGGTGCGGAAGACGTCGATGCGCCATTGCTCACCGGAGATCATGGCTAGCACGACCGCCTCGATTGAGGAGTAGTCGGAACAGACCAGATCGTACCCCTCGGGCGCGATGAACAGGCCGCGCAGGCACCCGCTGATGGCCGCCATGGCGTCGCCGAAGAAATACTCCAGCAGATCCAGCGACCGGGCCCCGATGATGATCAGCACGTCGGCGGCCGCTTCCGCGCACCATTCGGGAATAGGCTGCTTGCCAGGCGGCTGCGGCATGGCGCACCATGGGCAAACCGTGTGCGCCATGCCGAAGTGCTTGCCGCAGCCGCATTGCTTGACCGGCGGCCCGCTGTTGGGCAGATTGGTAGGCTGCGGCCCGCTGCCCGTGGCGCGGCCCGTGCGCGCGCCGTAGTAGAGAAACAGGTCATGCAGGCGCCCGGCGGCCGTGACCTGATTGGCCATGGCGAATACCTTCTTGACCGCAGCTGAGCCGATCGCCTGGCGGATCTCCAGCGGGCGCCGCGCCCACGCGGGCAGGGCCGGCCGCGCCAGCGCCTCGGTAATGTGGTCGTCGTCCAGGCTATCGAAGTACAGGCCGTACTTGCCGAACCAAACTACCAGCTTGGCCAGCTCGGATGCGCGCTGCACCTCGCCATGCGTAATGCCCGCCAACTCGGCGTTGTAACGCGTGTGCGCTTCATTGATGATGGCGATGCAATTATTGATGTTCGGCACGTCGACGGCCACGCCGCGGTGGTTGCACTCCTGGTCCGCGAACCAGAATTGCAGCTCCTCGCCTTCCAGGTCCGGGATGCGGCTGGACGCCTCGGCCTCGGCCACGATGTCGCGCTCGTTGTATGCGTATAACAGCGGGCCATCTACTGGATCTTCTTCGGGGCGAATGCGCGTGCGCTGGTCCTTCGCCGTCGGCTTGCGCGGCATGGCGAACTTTTTCAGCAGGCGATCGCCGTCGGGGTTCTTCTTGTTCTGCAGGTCCAGCACAATGCCAGCCTTGTCTAAGCCGCCCGGCAGGCAGTACGCGCGGCCCTTGGCCATGGCGCACCGATACTGCTCTTGGGCGATCTCGGGCCAGCCGAACTTGGGAACGCAAATCTTTTCCCAAATCCAGCGCTCGAAGCCCACATTCCAGGCCTCGACGCGGCCGCCGGCGCGGATGTACGCGAGCAGCGGCTCGGGGTTGGGCATGCCGGGGCGCCAGAATACGCGGCCGGCGCCGTCCTTGAGGTCGTAGTAGAACGAGGTAATTTCAGTGCTCGGGTGCTCGGCATAGCGCGCGGCGCCAACGATGCCCAAGCCCTTCTTGGCCGCTCCCGGCAGCGCACCCCAGCCGTCAGCCGTGCGCACGTACCCGGCTTCGCTGTAGCACTCGAAGTCCATGTCGGGCAGCACCTCGGCGCGGCCCATGCCGGCGTACAGTTGCGTGCCGCGCGGGAGGTGCTCCAGGGCTGGCGGTGGCGGGATTATTTGCATGGTGCGAGAATGCCTTTTGCGACGGCCGCATCAAGAACATCTTGAAAGCCTGGAAGTATGGCGGTCGAATACGAACATTTCGGTTGTGCGAAGGGGAAGCCAATACTATCTAGGCTTTCAATCACGGCTTGGTGAAACGCCGCCTCCAAGGTTCTGATTTGAGTATCCATTCTGCTCTCGAAGAAATGCCCCGGCCGAAGCCAGGGCGTGGTTATCAGGCCAGCATCATGCCGTGCTGGACCAGCGTTGCGTCCGTCCAGCCACCAGCGATCATTGCCTCGTAGGTGGCGCCGCCGGCGGCAGCGGTCATCTGGCGCGCAGCTGGTGCTGGCGGAGGTGGCGCTACGGCAGGAGGCGGCGGCACTGGCGCGCCGGGGATGGCCAGAATAGCCGGGTTAGGCACGACAGGCGCAGTCAGCGCAGGGCCGGGTGGCGGAGGCGCAGAACCAGCGGGCAGCAAAGGGGCCGGTACCGCAGCCATCAAATAGCCGTGCTCGGTCAGCAAGGCATCCGTCCAGCCACCCACGCGCATGGCGGCCAGGTCAACCGCTTTGCCCTTCTCGGTAGGCTGTGGGCCAGCTGGGACCGGGGCGGGCAGTGGTGGCGGAGGAGCCAACGCGGCAACTGGAGGGGGCGGAGCGATCGGTGCGCCGGGGACTGGCGGCGGAGGCGGCGCGGCTGGGTTGAACGCAGCAGCCACGGGGGCGGCGCTGGCGCCGGGCGGCAGCTGGACGCCCTGGCCGAAACCCGCCTCGCCAACGCTCGGGCCGTAACTGATCTCCGGGCCGTAGGCCGCCAACGCGAGGCGGAAATGGTTCCAGTACAAGCCGGGCGACTGCTCGGAATTGTTCGGCGCCACATTGCCCTGTACCTGGACAAAGAAGCCATTTTTGACCGCGCCAGCCTCCAGAATTTGGGCCGTGCCGTCGGAATTCCACACCGTGGGCGCCGTGCCGGACGAGAACCAGACGACCCAATGACCTGGGTAACCTTCGTTGTCGCAAGGGCGCTTCAAGCTCTTATTGGGCACGGTGCTGTCGCCGTCGATGACTTTCCAGGCGAAGGACGCGATTTGCGCCTGGCCTTGCGGGTAGGCGGAATGGCCGAAAGCCCAGACTGGCGCGAAGAAAGGGTGCTGCGACCAATGCGTTTGGCCGGCCACTTTGGGGACGGCGATTGCGAAGTCATACGAAACGCGCGGTTGGCCGGCGTTCGGGCCAGTCTTGACAACCAACGGCTTGCCTTCGTGATCCGTCGTCTTCGGCTCGTAAATCGAACCGCCGACCAGACGGCTCACCGGCGTCGTAAAGTCAAGCTTTTGTGCTTTTGCCATGATGTGAAACTCCTATTCGTTAAATGAGTGGTACGTGTTGATATTAATCAGTATTGACGGGGCCGTCAATATCTATTTCCCAAAAACACGACGCGCGGTACTCCCGTCGTCACGCTCCAGCGCCAGGCCCCGCGAAGGCTTGCCCGCGTATTGCGCAATTACTTCCTCCGGCATGCCCTTCTTGCGTGCCTGCCCCGGCGTGATCGCCGCCGGCTTGGCCAGGTCGATGCCGAACAGCGTGCCCAGCTGCAGCAATTCCGCCAGCGGCTTGTCTTCCCGCCACGCCTCACGCCCGGACGTCGGCACCATCGCCCAGCCCGGCACCTGCGCGCCGCTCTTGAACAACGCCACTGCCTGCGCCTTGAGCCCGCTGATGCGCGCCGCCAGCGCCGCCTCGGCCGCCTCCAGCGTGCGCAGCTCCAGCCCGACCGCCTGCGCTGACAGCACCAGCGGCGTACTCGCCTTCGAGAGCGTGACGGCCTGATACGCGCCGTGCTGCGCCGCTTCGCAGGCGTGGCGGCCCTCGCAGTACTTGCATTCCGGGTTCGGCGTGCACTTGGCGCCCGGCTCCATGGCGCGCTCGGCGGCCATCGTCAAAATATTGATCTGCGCGCGCAAGTCGCACAAGCGCGTCGTCCAGTCGCGCACGGGGCCGTCACGGTGGAAGGAGCGCGGCTGCACAATCACCATCTTGACGGCGTTGGTCAAGTCGTCCAGCTGCAGCTCGTCGGCCACGCCGGCCACGTAGTCGATGAGCTGCCAGTTCTCAAATACCTCGATCATGCGATGGCCGAATTTGAAATCGAACATAACCAGCACGCGCGCCACCGGGTCGTAAAACCAGCAATCGGGCGTGCCCCAGTTCTCCGGATGCACGCGGCCAATATTGACCCGGCGCTCAACCACCAGCGCCGCGCGGGTGGTTGAGCGCCGCGCCAGCTCTGCGTCGATCTCATCCACGTAGGCCTGCGCGCCTTCGATCATTTCCTCGGTGAGAACGTGGCCGTTTGGCGCAACTTGGCCAAGGGCGACCGGGGACGCGTGCAGGATCTCAAACGCAGCCCAATGCGCCGCCGTGCCTTCGCGCGCCGCCTCGCCGTCCTCCTCTTGGGGGAACAACGCCGCCAGCGCCACGCTGCCCGCGCACGCTACCCAGCGCGCGGCGGCCGACGGGGCCAGAATAGCGTGCGCGCTCATTACGCCAGGCCCAATGCGACGGCAACCGGGGCGACCAGGTGCGGATGCGCCATCAAGCCGGGCAGCGTGGCCACGCCGTGGGCGCTCAGGACCGCCAGTACTTTGGCCTGGTCGATTGTCTTCGCCGTTAAGGCCGCCGTTACTTTCGGGATCAGTTCCTGGAAGCTAATAACCGGTTGGGCACCACTCGGGGCCGCCGGCGTGGTGCTGGCCGCAACGGGAACAGGCGGTACAGGGGGTTGGGAAGGGACAGGCGGCACGGCAGGAACCGGGGAAGGCGCAGGACTGCCGATGCCCAACTCCCCCGCCGTCTTTAAGTTGGCGAATGGATTTGGGGCCGCAACGCCGAGAATAGCGCGATGCTCCGCTTGCACAGCAGCGACCAGGCCGGCGTCCACGCCGCGCTTGGCCTTCCATTTGCCATCGCCCTTGTTAATCGCCTTGCTCTCGACGTGGATACGGTGGTCCCACGGCAAACCGTCAGCGTCCAGCGGCTGGGCCGTGCCAGGGGCAGGGATCGGGGCACCAGGCGGCGGAGCAATGCTGGCGGCCGACGGCGGCGCGGGCACGATAGGCTGCGGCGTTGGCGGCGTCGCGCTCGGCACAGCGGCGCCAGAATTCACTGGCACTGCCCCGTTTGGGAGCGGCTCCTTGCCGAACACATCGGATGCGGCGGCCAGGCCCGTGCTGGGCAAGTCTTCCTCGGCGATGCGCTCGGTGGGGACATTGACTTGAACGCCGGTTGACAGCGTGTGCGTGCGCGGACGGCCATCGGCAGCGATCAAATCCTTCACGACGCCCGACAAGTCAACATCTTGGCGCAGGGTAACTACCGTGGGGCCTGCGTCTTCGCCCAGGATGCTGCGCGCCAGCGCCATCATCAATTGAGCGTCTGCGGGGCCAGGATTTTCAATTTCGATACGGATCATGATTTTCTTTCGTTGAGGGTTATAAACATTGACACGCATCAATGCTAACGGTAAATTGACGAACTCGTCAATAACTTTACGGAACTTATTTTATGACTGCTGTGAAACTCCGACCGTACCAGCAGGCGCTGGACCGCGACACGAATGCGGCTTTCGCTTCCGGCTTGGTCGACGTCGGCGTCAATTCCCCGACCGGCAGCGGCAAGACCGTCTTTTTCTCGCACAAGATCAAGGAATTCAACGGCGCCAGCGTGGCTATCGCCCACCGCCAGGAGCTCGTTTCGCAGATCAGCGTGGCGCTGGCGCGCAACAATGTGCGGCATCGGATTATCGGCCAAGAGAAGCTGGTTTCCAATATCAATTCTCTGCACATGGCCGAGCTGGGCCGCTCCTTCTACGACGCCAATGCGCGCTGCGCGGCGGCAGGCATTGACACGCTGATCCGCCTCAAGCCGCACGCTCGCGCCTGGTGCGCGCAAATCGGCCAGGTCGTCATGGACGAAGCGCACCATTGCCTGCGCGAGAACAAGTGGGGTAAAGGACGCCTCATGTTCCCCCAGGCGCGCGGGCTGCACGTGTCGGCCACATGGCTGCGCGCGGACGGGCAGGGTCTGGGCCGGCAAGCGGACGGCTTCGTGGACGCCTTGGTCAACGCGCCGACCATGCGTGAGCTCATCAACGCCGGGTACTTGACCGATTACAAGGTTGTCAGCGTCAACACCAAGGACCTGGACCTGTCGAAGGTGACGATCAGCAGCGCCACGGGCGACCTCAACGCCGCCCAGCTGCGCGAGGCCGTCCACAAGTCCAGCACGCTGGTGGGCGACGCGGTGCGCGAGTACCTGGAGCATGCCAAGGGCAAATTGGGCGTGACGTTCGCCGTCGACGTGGAAGAGGCGACTAAAATCGCCATGAAGTTCAACGAGATGGGCGTGCGCGCCGAGGTGGTCAGCGCCGACACGCCCGACCATCTGCGCCTGGACATCCTGCGCCGTTTCCGTCGGCGCGAGATCCTGCAGCTGGTCAATGTGGACTTGTTTGGCGAGGGCTTCGACCTGCCGGCCATCGAGGTCGTCAGCATGGCGCGCCCGACGGAGAGCTGGTCCCTGTACTGCCAGCAGTGGGGCCGCGTGCTGCGCCTGATGCTTGACCCGGCCCTGTACCCGATGTGGGACAGCTACAGCGACGCCGAGCGCCTGGCCTTCATCGCCGCCAGCGAGAAGCCGTTCGGCCTGATCATCGACCACGTGGGCAACATTTATCGCCACATGGGGCCTCCGGACGCGCGCACCACGTTCTCGCTCGACCGGCGGGAGAAGCGCAGTACCGGGCCGTCGGACGCCATCCCCTTGCGCCCGTGCGTCAATCCCAAGTGCGCCTGGCCCTACATGCGCGTGCTGGTCAAGTGCCCCAAGTGCGGCACGCCGGCGCCGCTGCCCGCGTTGCGCACCGGTCCGGAGATGGTCGATGGCAACCTGGTCCTGCTCACGCCCGAAGCGTTGGCCATCTTCGGCGCCGAGCGCGCGCGCATCGACCAAGCCCCCGAGGTGCACGGGCACGACATCGTGGCCATGTCAATTCGTAAACAGCACGCCGCGCGCGCCGAGGCCCAGCAGCTCCTGCGCTCGACCATGTGCTGGTGGTCCGGACTGCAGGACGCGCTGGGGCGACCCGACAACCAGGAGAAGCAAAGCCGATTCTATTTCGCGTTCGGCATCGACACGGCCAATGCGCAACTGCTCGGCGCCACCGAGGCGTTTGCCCTGCGCGGCAAGATATGCGAACAATTGTCGAGATACGGTATTGACGGACTCGTCAATATGTCCTAACCTGTAGTTTTTGAGGAGGAATCATGTCAGATCAAGAAACAGCCATTCAGCTTATCCGCAATGAAGCGGCCGAGCTGATCGTCCGGGCCAAGGCTGCCGGGTTGAGCGTGCTCGTGTTCAATGGCCCGGACGGGGCGATTGTCGACGTCATGCCCCTGAAACCCGAGCCTCGTATCCGGGCTTTTGTCACGACCACGGCTCCGCGGGACCTTTTAGGGCCAGACGCCGCTGAGAAAATTTCGCCGTCGTTGCCCCAAGGTAATTTCTTTTTCTGCTCCAGCGACCGTGATGCGTTGAAACCCGAACTGGGCGACCGTCGTTTCTGGGCCTTTGATGCAACCAAGGAGCCAAAATGATCATCTTCGCGCGCGCGCCGGGCACGACCGGCTGGGTCGAAATCAAGCCCGAAGAGGAATTGAGCCACCGTGGCCAGTTCTGGGAAATCCGTAAATTCGCTGTCGAGTCCGACGATGCGCTGCCGCTGGCGCGCCGCCTGGACCGCGCGGAGCATGCCTTACGGGCGGCTGGCTTTAAGTACCATGGGCCATCCGAGAAGTGGCTGGCCGCGAAAAAGCCGACCGATATCAGCGCTCGTCTGCGCGAATACGCTGACAACAACGGCTACAGTCATAACGACTACGCCGACACGATGCGCGCCGCTGCCGACGAAATCGAACGTTACTACGGCGGCATGATGGCGTGGAAAGCGACTGTCGAAGCGGCAGCAGTCGTACCGGAGGGCTGGAAACTGGCCCCAATCGAACCGACCGACGCGATGGCATCCGCCGCCCTCGGGGTATCGCTGGACGATCGTTCCATAAACGGCGTAGCGCAATACCGCGCCATGCTAGCCACCGCTCCCGAAGCGCCAGGCGGTGCCGCATGAATAACTTCGTAGCCGCCTGGCCCTCGAAAGCCAGCCAAGATACGCTCAACCTGCTGGGCGTGACTAAGCAAGTGCACCTGACAACCTTCTTTGACCGCTCGGGCCAGATGGAGCGCTGGGCGCCCTTCCCCTGGTCCGGACCGCAAACCGCCGTAATCGCCCGCGTGGTCGAGTGGCGCCCGGGCCTGGTCGTCGCGGAAATGGCCAATTGCGCCTGGTCCCAAGAAGCCAACGACCATTACACGAGGCAAGTGTTGCACGCCGACCTGCCACACAAGGCGCACGTCACGTTGGCAAAGCGCGTGGCGCCGGGAACGGCTGCGACGCTGCAGCACCTGGTTGGCGTGGTGCTGACATTTGATCGTCACGGGTTCGAGCTATGAACCTCGTAACCTGGGCAGCAAAATGGGGCGTGCCGGCCGCTGCGCTGGCGGACCTGACCGCCGAGCTGGGCCTGCTGGGCACGCCTGGCGACGAGCCGTACCGCGGCAAGAAGTCCGAAGCGTTCGCGCAGTCGCAAGTGGTGCTGGAGGGGGCCGAGAAAGGCGTGCGCCTGTTCCGCAACAACGTCGGCGCGCTGCGTGACGAGGGGGGCCGCATGGTGCGCTATGGCCTGGCCAACAGCTCGAAAGCCGAGAACGAGGTGCTCAAGTCCGCCGACCTGATTGGCTGGCGCATGGTGCTCATTGAGCAGCGCCACGTCGGCAGCCACATTGCCCAGTTCGTCAGCCGCGAGATCAAGGAGCCGGGTTGGCAGTACGTGGGCGACGAGCACGAGCAGGCGCAATTGGCCTGGGCCGAGCTGGTGGCGGCCGATGGCGGCGATGCGGCTTTCGCAACTGGACCGGGCACACTGTGAGCCGCGTCCTCAACAAATCGCAAGGATGGTTCCCGGACGCCGTCTACATCGGACGCGGCTCAAAATGGGGCAACCCGTTCCGCATCGGTCGCGACGGCAACCGCGAGCAAGTGATCAAGAAATATTGCATCTGGCTCGAAACGCAACCCGCCTTGATCCGTGCCGCGCGGGAAGAACTAGCGGGCAAAGACCTGCTGTGCTTTTGTGCTCCTCGTGCCTGCCATGGCGATGTGCTACGCGCTTTGGCAAACCCTCATAACTCACCTATTGAAAGCAAATAATGTTTAAAAACGCTCAAATGTACCGCCTCCCCCGCCCTTGGCCCGTCGACCCGGACGAGTTCCAAGAAGCGCTCAAGTCGCAGGCTTTCACCCCGTGCTCGAGCATGGAGCTGCAGCGCAGCGGCTGGGCGCCGATCGGCGATCAGGGCATCGTCTACCGAGTCGGTCGCCAGCTGTTCCTGCAGCTGCGCACCGAGAAGAAGTTACTCCCGGCCAGCGTGATCAAAGAAGTGGCCGCCACGCGTTGCCTGGAGCTGGAAGAGGCACAGGGTTTCGCGCCCGGCCGCAAGCAGCGCTTGGAGGTGCGCGAGCGCGTGGCCGATGAGCTGCTGCCCCGCGCGTTCTCCGTGCCTTCACGCACTGGCGTCTGGATCGACCCCGTTCATGGCTGGATGGTGGTGGACGCCGCCAGCTCGGCGCGCGCCGACGACGTGGTGAAACTGCTCCTCAAGGCTATCGACAAGATGCCGCTGGAATCGCTCCGGGTGCAATGCCCCCCGGCGGCCATGATGACGCAATGGCTGCATCGGGACGAGGCACCGCAGGGCTTTACCATTGACATGGACGCCACGCTGCGCGCCACGGGCGAGAGCCGCGCCGTGGTGCAGTACAAGCGCCACACGCTGGAAGCGAATGACCTCGGACGCCACATTGCCGCCGGTAAGCAGTGCGTGCGCTTGGCGCTGACCTGGGAGGACAAAATCTCCTTCGTGCTATCCGAAGACTTGGCGCTCTCGGGCATCAAAGCATTGGACGTGCTGGAGCAAAACCCCGACGGCAAAGACACGGGCGAGCGGCTCGACGGCGAGCTCATGCTAATGGCTGGCGAATTAAACGGCCTGTTCATGGCACTGACGGATGCGCTGGGCGGCGAGGCTACAGCATGAATACTTACGAAAAACAATTTATCGCAAAATGCCCCAACAACGGGGAAATGATCCTTTACCAGTTCCGCTTGCAGGTTAAAAACCGCATGGTACTGGTGGAACACATCAATACCGCGTGTGCTTTGCATAAAACCGGGTACCACGAAGACATAGCTAATGCTTTGTTCGAGCGTTTTGGCGGGGTCCAAACGCTTAAAGCGCGTCATGATGGGGTCGACATCACTACGGAGCGCTCATGATTCATTACCACGGGGCTCCCATCTGGCCTCTCAAAGCTGCGGCCGAGATCTTCCCAAATGCGCATGTCTTCGTGTGCGTCAATAACGCCGAGCAAATGGCCCTAATCCTTCTTTGCTGCTCAAGTTTCGCAGTAGACAACGGGGCTTTCCCCGCTTGGCGGAGCGGGGCTCCTATTACCGACTGGGGACCCTACTACGAATGGGTAGATGAAATACGAAAATACCCTCAATTTGATTTTGCGGTCATCCCGGACGTTATCGACGGCGATGAAGCAGCCAATGACGCTCTTATCCTTGAATGGCCTTGGGCAAAGTCTCACCCGCATTTAGGCGCGCCAGTGTGGCACATGCACGAGTCTGTCGAAAGGCTAGTCCGCCTGGCGCTTGCGTTCCCTCGGATCTGTATTGGCAGTTCGGGTGAATTCTCCGCTGTCGGGACCGCGAAATGGTGGGACCGAATGGCAGTTGCTCTATGCGCAATTTGTGACCCAGAAGGGCGTCCTATTTGCAAATTGCATGGCTTACGGATGCTGAATCCTGCGGTATTTAGCCGGCTTCCTCTTTCTAGCGCGGATAGCACGAATATCGCCATCAATGCCAAGTTAGATAAAAAATGGAAAGGCACGTACACCCCGGTGAGCGTGGCCGCGAGGGGGATAGTAATGCGGGGGCGAATCGAATCTCACCAAGCCCTCAGCGCGTGGGGGCCGTGACCTGTGAAACGCTGGATCGGTAAAAGGCTATTGACGAGTTCGTCAATTACAGCATAGACTCACGGAAACACCTTTGAGATTGATCAACATGACCGCTAAATTGAAACCGAACGACCGCCGCGCGCAGATCCTCGACGCCGCCCTCACCCTCGCCGCCAAGGAGGGCTACCAGCGCGTGACCCGCGAGGCTGTGGGCGTGGCGGCCGGCATTGCGCCAGCGCTGATCTCGTACTTGTTCGGCACCATGCCGGACTTCCGCCGCGACATCATGCGCGCCGCCGTGCGCGGGCGCAACCTGGCCGTGCTGGCGCAGGGCCTGGCCGCCGGCGATGCGCACGCCCGCAAGGCGCCACAAGAACTCATCGACCAAGCTCTCGCCGCCCTCAAATGAACCGACTCCCCGACGCGCTGGCCACGCTCGCGGCTTACAGGCAGTTTGTCGTCTGTCAATTCGTCCCCGACCTTGAACGGCCGGGCAAAACCCACAAATACCCGCTAAATATCTACGACGGCCGCAAGCATGACGCCCACGATTCAAGCATCTGGCTTGATGCCGAGACAGCCGTGCGCACGGCAGCCGCATGGGGCACCGGGTATGGCGTCGGCTTCTCCTTCACCGAGCAAGACCCTTTCTTTTTCATCGACGTGGACAACTGCCTGGACGCCAACGGCGCGTGGACGCCGATTGTTGCCGAGCTGTGCGGCGAGCTCAACGGCGCCGCCGTCGAGGTGAGCCAATCCGGCCGCGGCCTTCACATCATCGGCACGGGCAACGTGACCGACGAGCGCCGTTGCAAGGACAAGACGAACCAGTTGTTCGACCTCTACACCAAGAAACGCTTTGTGGCGCTGACGGGCACAGCCATCGTGGGCAGCGCCAGCACCGAGCACAGCGCCGGCTTGGCGCGCCTGGTCGAGCGCCACCTCCAGCGCAACGGCACGGCCGAGGGCAAGGACTACGGCTGGACGGTGGGCCGCCAGGAGGGTCGCGGGCCAGATGACGACGCCGACCTGCTGCGCCGCGCCCTGGCCAGCTCCAGCGCGGCCGCCGCGTTCGGCAGCAAGGCATCGTTCAAGGACCTGTTCGAGTGCAACGTCGAGGTGCTGGCCAAGGTCTACCCGCCGGACGGCAACAGCCATGACGCTTACGGTGCCAGTGAGGTGGACCGTGCGCTGGCGCAGCATCTGATGTTCTGGACCGGCAAGGACTGCGAGCGCACCGAACGCATCATGCGCATGTCGTCCCTGGTGCGCGCCAAGTGGGATGACCGCGAGGACTATCTCACCCGCACCATCATGTCCGCCATCCGCGTGCAGGGCGATGTGATCAGCGACAAGGAACCCGAGCCGGTCGTCATCGATGCCCTGCTGCCCCCGACCGACATGTCCAAGCCGGGCGAGGCGGCCAAGGCCATCATGATCGAGGGCTCGACGTACAGCAACCTGGCCGACCAGCTGGTTCAATTCGCGGGCTGCACCTACGTTTTTGATGAAAGCCGCATTCTGACGCAAGGCGGCCTCCTGCTCAAGCCCGACCAGTTCCGCGTGCTGTTCGGCGGGTACTCGTTCGTCATGAGCCACGAGAACGACCGCACCAGCCGGGACGCTTACGAGGCATTCACGCAGTCCCAAGCTATCAAGCACCCGCGCGCCGATAGTACTTGCTTCAAGCCCGACCGCGCGCCGGGCGAGATCATCCGTGACGCCGGCCGCTCCCGCGTCAATACTTGGTGGCCCGTGGACGTGCCGCGCGCGGTGGGCGACGTGACGCCGTTCCTTACGCACATGGCCAAGCTGCTGCCAGACGAGCGCGACCGCATGATTCTGCTGGCGTACATGGCCGCCTGCGTGCAGCACAAGGGCTACAAATTCCAATGGGCGCCGCTGCTACAGGGCGTCGAGGGCAACGGCAAGACGCTGCTCACCCGCTGCGTGGCCGAGGCCATCGGCAAGCGGTACGTGCACTGGCCCAAGGCCTCGAAGCTGGCCAAAGAGTTCAATGCCTGGATGCGCAACAAGCTGTTCTACGGCGTCGAGGACATCTATGTGGGCGGCAACCGCCGGGATGTGATCGAGGAGCTCAAGCCGATGATAACGGGCGACGATCTGGAGATCGAAGGCAAAGGCGTGGACCAGGTGACGAGCGACATTTGCGGCAACTTCATGTTCAACTCGAACCACAAGGACGCCATCATCAAGACCCGCAACGACCGGCGTTTCGCCGTGCTGTATGCCGCCCAGCAGCACGAGAGCGACCTGCGCCGCGATGGGATGGACTCGAAGTACATGCACACGCTGTACAACTGGCTCAAGACCGGCGGCTATGCCATCGTGTCCGAGCTGCTGCACACTTTCCCGATTCCGGACGAGTTCAACCCGGCCACCAGCTGCCAGCGCGCGCCGACCACGACCAGCACCGAGGAAGCGATCAGCGAGAGCCTGGGCAGCATTGAGCAGGACGTGCTGGAGGCAATCGCGCAGGGCACGCCCGGCTTTGCCGGCGGCTGGGTTTCCTCGATGGCGCTGGACGATCTGCTGGCGAACCGCCGCGTGTCGCGCAACAAGCGCCGCGACATCATGACCGTGCTCGGCTACAGCACGCACCCAGGCCTGCCCGACGGCCGCGTCAACAACGTGGTCAACCCCGACGGCGGCCGCCCGCGCCTCTACATTCTCAACGACCACGCGGCGCGCCACATCACCGGCGCGGCCGAGATCGCCCGAGCCTACAGCCAGGCCCAAGTTGTTCAACCCGTACCATCTTCCTTTGGAGCTTAATTTATGAACGCGCACCTCGTCATTTTTCATTCGGGCAGCCCGCAGTGGGAGATAGGCGACCCGACGTATTACCCGGATGGCAGCTTAGAATCGGCTTGGGTCAAAAATGGCAACTGGTTTTTGAAGCGCCGGGAGGATGGGATGCTCACCTCTCATGCTGCTCCAGAAGGGGTGCCGCGCGGTTCCTTCCGCGTGGAAAACTTCGCCGTCGTGGCAATTGAGTGCGAACGAGACCCGATTGCAGCGTGGTTTGCTTGCAAAGAGTGAATCTTGAAATAAGCAGTTTCCGTACCGCCATCGTAGTAGAATCCGGGGAGGACCATTTCCCCGGAGCTCATCATGCAATCCTCTGTTCCAAATAATAATTTGACCGTAGTGGGCACTGTGCCCGGCAGCGTTGACGCCCAAGGCGTCTGGACTCCTTCGCCTGGCGGCGGGGGCGGTGGTGGCGGCCCGGCATCAATCGCTGATGGCGCCGACGTAACACAGGGTGCTAAAGCCGATACGCGCGCCACCTGGTACGACAGCGTGGCCAGTCTCGTGTCGCTGGTCAAGCTCTGGATCGCGGTGGCGGTTGACGCAGGTAGCCACGAATACGCGTACTCGGGCGGCCAGCTCATTACCGACGCCTGGACCTTGTTCGGCACCACTCGCACGAAAACCTATACCTACGTGGCTGGCGTGCTGACCGCAGAAAGTGACTGGGCTTAATATGGCTGGCTTCGGATGGTTCAAGAAGAATGCAACACTGGCCGGGTTGATCTCCGCTATCGGCGCCACTTTCCAAATCCCCGGCGTGGGCTCTGTGCCCGCCCCTTGGCGCAAGCGCGCCAGCTCGATCATGTACTTGGGCGACAGCATTTTCAACAAGGGAACGCACCTGCCCAATACTCCAGTTGACCGCTGCACGCGGGGCGTGAACGCAGCGCTTCCCAACATCAACGCGGGCGGTCTGTTCATCGTGCTGATGGAAGCAAGTGCCGAATGCCCAACCGGCAATGGCACGCTTCGTTTCGAGGCATCAACGAACCGGCTGTTCTGGACCGCGCCGGGCGACGTGGAAGGCGTGGGCGTTGTGATCTCAAGCGCGCAATGCTTCTACATGTTGCCTAGCGGCACTTTTGCCAACGCCCTGTATATCGGCACCGTGGCTCGCCTGATGCCCGTGGTAAACAAGACAGATACCTTTTTGGTCAACTCGGTTATTACGATGACGCGCCAGGCCAATGCGGGGACGGCGGGTATCGCATGCTGGACGCAGGCATTGCTGGGGAACCCCTTCTCCACGTCGCTGTCCTACACGATCCCAACCAGCCGTGCCTCCGATTGGCGCGCCGCTCGCGCAACATGGGAAAACGTCTACACGGACATCACGGATCTGTTCCTGGGCACGAACGATCTCCAGACAGGCTCGCAGGCCGAAGTGGCGCAGATCTTGGCGAACCTTGAATGGATCGCAACGCGGCGCCAAGCTATTGGCTCGCTGGTCAAGCTGACCTGTCTCCTGCCTTACGACGCACGCAGCGCCACGCTCACGGCGGCCACGATGCAAGTCAATGCGGGCATCCGTGCCTTGGGCGAGAAGCTCAATTGCGACGTGGCGGATGGCTGGCCATGTGTCGCGGCGCCCATGGGCACTGGCGGCTATGCCCCGGTCATGTCCCCCGATGGACTGCATCCTGGGTCACGGGCCGCATACCTGATCGCCAGCCGCACCGAGGTGCCCATCTTGCGCAAGTACGTCGAGCCAATCGACCCAACGCAGTTTGCCGGTACGGCCTATAACGCCGTTACCGCGCCGCAAGGAAACCTGTTGACCAATGGGGTCATGGCCGGCACGGGCGGTACGATTGGTGCCCGCGTCGTTGGCGCAATGCCCAACTCGTGGACGGCGGCCTTTAACGTCGGTTCGGTCATGACCGCCGAAGTCATTCCGGCAGCAGATGCGCGGGCTACGCCTATCGGCAACGGGTACCAAGGCAACTGGACAACGTGCATTCTCGACAACACTGGCGGCGTGACGCATGAAACGTTCGAGATCCGCAGCTCGTCAATCGTGCCCGCCGGGAACTATGCGCCCGGCGACAAGATCGTCTACGAGGGTATTTGCCAGATATCAGGCGCAGGCATTGGGTTCTTGTACGTGTCTGCTACCTTGACCGCACAGACCGGCGTGGCCCTCAATCTGGACTCCAGCACCACCTCAGGGTCTGGCATGGAAGACTTGGGCGGGGACCTCGTAACTATCCCGTTCCGCTCAATGCCGATGTACCTGGAGAACGCTGCGGCCAACATGCGGGCCAGTCTGTCCCTTGGCATGCGCGCAAATGGCCGTGCCATCCTGCGTTTCGGCCCACTCACCATCCGGAAAGTCTGACATGTTATACGACCCTACTTCAGCGAAAAACAGCCGCCTGGCCATCACCAAGGTGGCCGCCGTATCCGACGCTTACAGCTACACGGTCATGCTGGAGGACACCATTGTGCGGATGGACTGCACGACGTTCTCGGGCACTGCCGTGCTGCCTACGGCGGCTGCAGCGCGCGGCGCCACCTATACGCTCAAGGTGGCCGCAGTGGGCGCGACCAAGACCGCGACCCTGAAAGCTGCCGGCGCCGAGTTGATCGATGGTGCAAACACCGTCGTGCTGTCGCTGGCCAAAGCCTGGGTGACGGTGATCAGCGACGGCGTATCCTGGGACATCATCGCCAAAGGTTAGCGCGCCCAGTTATCACTCGGGCCGCTGTCCTCGTCCCCTTCATTCGCCGCCGCAATTTGGGCGGCGAGTCTTTTTGTGGTCTCGGCTTGCGCGGCCTGGCGCTGCACCTTGCGCGTCTCGGCCCACAGCATATCGCCGTAGGCTTTCAATCCAGTAACAGATGCTGCCGGCGCCATGACGCGGTAGAACGGCTCGCCTGGCTTGCGCGGGCTTGGGCGCGGCAGATCTTCCGGCTTCAACTCCGGGTAGGCCAGAACGAACTCAGCTTGCAGCATTTCGTAAAAAGCTTTGACGTCGGCGTGATCAATAAGTTGCCAAAAAATACGCAATTCACTCAGCGCCGTCGTGCGAGCGCTCGTGTTCGTCTCGACTTGTTCATGGATTCGGCCGTTGCTGGCGGCCACACAAGCGCAGCAGGAGGCGGCTTTCGTGTACCGTTCGGACAGATGGCCGTGCTTGCAAGGCACTCCAGTGTAGTATTTAGTCAAATTTTGGGCTACAGCGGTTTGGCGGTCGATAATTTCCATGATTTAAGTAAGTAAAAGTAAGTGGAAAGTAAGCATTTTAACTTACTTAACTTAATAATTAAAGTAAGTAAATTCTTCCTCCAGCGATTCCTCGGACTTAATAACAGGCGGCCAGTTGCTTTACTGACAAGTTATTAAGCCTTTTTCTACTCCAATTCTTACACCTTACATTTTCTCCCCCCGCAGGGACTGAATGGTTACATCATTATGTTTAAGTACTTAAACTTAACTAAGTACAGTTCTTAGAAACGTTTTGAAGCGTTCGGAGTGGTAAGAATTGGGGTAAAGCATCGGGCGTGGCTATCGGGGCTTGTGGTCAACGATGGGACGGGATGCGGGAAGGCTGAACAAGCGAGATGAATAATTCTCCAGAAACCCGACAAATCCTCGGCTACAATACGCGCATGGAATCTTCGACTCTAACCAACAATCAAGCCCGGTTCGTGGCTGAGTACATGAGCGTGCTGCCTCGCTGCGCGACGAAAGCGTATCAACGCGTGTTCGGCGGCGAGTACGCGATTGCCGGCAGCTCGGCGTCGCTGATGATGAGCTATCCGCATGTACAGGCCGCTATCGCCAAATGGGAGGATGAGCTCCGCAAGGACCTGCGCATGGACGTCGAGCAGTACATCCGCGAACTGGTGCTCGTGGCTACCGCTGACCCCCGCGACCTGAGCGAGCGGTACATCGGCTCGTGCCGGCACTGCCACGGCGTCGGGCACCAGCACCAGTACACCCAGAACGAATTCCAGCTCCTGCTCAACGCGCACATCGTCCGGCGCGCCAAGGACAAGGACCTAGGCCCCGACCCGCTCGGCCTGGAGTTTGATTGCAAGGGCGGCCCAGGGTTCAACCAGCGCCGCGCGCCGCACCCCGAGTGCACCGAGTGCTTTGGCGACGGCAAGGGCTACGAGGTGTTCAAGGACACGCGCACCTTGTCGGCCGGCGCCGCCCGGCTGTATGCCGGTGTCAAGAAGACCCGCGACGGCCTGGAGATCAAGACGCGCTCTCCGGACAAGGCGATTGAGATCCTCGGTAACATCCTCGGCCTGAGCAAGAAGGTCGAGCTCACCGGCCCCAATGGCGGCCCCTTGGTCGTCCAGGCAGGCGTGGCTACCACACCCATGCCGACCGACCCAATCGCCGCTGCGGCCGAGTATCGCCGCATCATGGGGGGCTGACGCGTGCCTTTGCCCTTCCCCTTCGATTTCCGCAAGCCGGATTATGTACAAGTCTTTGAATGGCGCGTTGAGCGCATGCGTCGTATCCGCGAAGCGATGGCCGCGCCCGGCGGCGAGCAAGTGTTGCCGAACCTCAAATTGTTCTACCGTGACCATCCGGCCCAGTTCATCCAAGACTTCGGCATGACGTTCGACCCGCGCAATCCCGAGCGCGGCTTGCCCACGGTCATCCCCTTCCTGCTCTTCCCCAAACAGGAGGAATACATTGAGTGGGTCATGGAGCGCTGGAAAGCCCAGGAGCCGGGCATCACCGAGAAGAGCCGGGACATGGGCATGAGCTGGGTCACGGTGGGCCTGGGCGCCACGCTGTGCCTCTTCCGGCCCGGCCTGGTCATCGGCTACGGCAGCCGCAAGGAGGAATACGTCGACAAGCTCGGCGCGCCGAAGTCGCTCTTTTACAAGGCGCGCATGTTCGTGCAGGCGCTGCCGGCCGAGTTCCGCGGCACCTGGGACAAGAAGCGCGACGCGCCGCACATGCGCATCATGTTCCCCGATACCGAATCCATCATGACCGGCGAGGCCGGCGATGGCATCGGGCGCGGCGACCGCACCTCGATCTACTTCGTTGACGAGTCGGCCCACTTGGAGCGTCCAGAGCTGATCGACGCGTCCCTATCGGCTACGACCAACTGCCGCCAGGACCTGTCCAGCGTCAACGGCACGGCCAACCCGTTCGCCATCAAGCGCCATTCGGGCAAGATCCCCGTCTTTACCTTCCACTGGCGCGACGACCCGCGCAAGGACGACGCCTGGTACCAGAAGCAATGTGACACGCTGCCGGCCGTCGTCGTGGCCCAGGAGATCGACCTCAACTACGCCGCCAGCGTCGAGGGCGTGGTCATTCCGAGCGCCTGGGTACAGGCGGCCGTCGGCGCGGCCATGAAGCTGGGCATCCGCCCGACCGGCCTGCGCCGCGGCGCGCTGGACGTTGCTGACGAGGGCATCGACAAGTGCGCCTTCGCCGGCCGCTACGGCTTCGAGCTAGAGGTGCTGGAGGAATGGTCGGGCAAAGGCGACGACATTTTCGGCTCGACGGTCAAGGCGCACGGGCTGTGCGACACGCACGGCTACCCGCGCTACCTCTACGATGCGGACGGGCTGGGCTCAGGCGTTCGAGGCGACGCACGCGTGATCAACGAGGCGCGGCGTAACGACGGCATCCGCGAGATCCAGGTTGAGCCGTTCCGGGGCAGCGGCGGCGTCGAGGACCCGACGGGCGAGATGGTGCCCGAGCGCAAGAACGAGGATTTCTTCGCCAACGCCAAGGCGCAATCATGGTGGGCCCTGCGCCTGCGTTTCTTGGCCACCTACCGCGCGGTGGTCGAGGGCATGGAGTTCAACGAGGCCGACATTATCAGCCTGCCCGCCTCGCTCCCCATGTTGCACCAGCTGACGGCCGAGTTATCGCAGCCAACGTATAAATTGAACAACGCGGGCAAGATGCTGATCAACAAAGCACCTGACAGTTGCCGATGCCGTCATGATCGC